GGTAAAAAGAAGAAAGGGAAAAAGTAATGCCATATCATTATGGAAAAGGGTCACATTCATCACCCATGAAAAAGAAGAAGAAAAAAACCAAAAAGATGAAAAGAAAAAAGCGTTAAATGGTTTTAGTCAAATCTATCAAAAAGTTTACTAAAGACTTAACACCCCGACAACGCAAGACTATGAACAGCCATGCTAGGCATCATTCATTGAAGCATATGAAAGAAATGGCTAAAGATTTAAAGTCGGGAAAGTTCACATTTGCTCAAGCACATACTAGAGCTATGCGGAAAGTCGGGAAATGAGTGGCTTCACTACTACAGCTACTATTGCTGAATTGATAGATAAAAGACCCATAGGACGTAAGCGAAAACGTACCAGAAAGAACAAAATGCCCTTTAAAGGCAATTTAAAAGCCGTACAGCGTCTGTTGCGTGTAAAAAGGGTAAGATAACCCTAAAATAGTTAAGACCGCACAGGAACGTTTATTTCAATAATCTCTTTTATCTGGTCTAAACATTCAGTTACACCGCCCTTCACAATAAAATGAGGTGTACCCATAGCTTTTGATTGCACCGCCCAAAGCTTTTGACTATCCGAAAGCCTACCTTTTTCAGTCTTCAACTCAATATAAAGAATTCTACCTTCTGGATACTCAACAATAATATCTGGACAACCAGACTTCAGACCCATCTTTTTCATCTTTAAATGATAGCCTATAGACTTCTGACCTTCATTCGGAACATGGAAATGCCGAAAATGGTAGTATTTACAGAGATAATTTAGGTAATCATTACAGGCTATTTGTATGTCGGATTCTTTTATCATAGGGGGTAAGTTCTAAATTCTAATGAGATTGCACCCATTTAAGTTATAAAATTTACCCCCTAATCTATACAAATCGAATTGGAGTTCAGTTTGTATATTCCGCTAGTCTTAGGAGGAATATCATAAAAATATCAAAAAAAACACCAAACCACAATATTTTTTACCTTATGGGGGTTGACTATTGAATAAACCTAGCTTAAAATCTAGGTTATTAATACTAATAATAATAATAGATTGGAGTTCAAAATGACAAATCAAATCACAGAAATGGAAGTAACCAACAAAGTGATTGGTGATAATAATATCTTGTATCACTTTAAGGTTGCCAAGCCTACAAAGTTCAAAGGTGAAAATGCAGTATATCATTACAAAGCTTTTTGGGATTTTAAAATGGGTAATACTTATGACCCACAATGGGTAGACCAGTTTGTAGAAATTACATTAGAGTCTGGCAAAGTTATGCCATTGATGAAGACTAGAATGAATAGATATAAAGGTGGTTACAATCACAACAGTAACTATACAAAAAAGTTCACTAACTTAGTAAAATCTTTTCACAAAGCTATAGACGCAAGGTAATCAACAGGGGGGGGAAACCCCCCTACCCTAATAATAATTGGAGTTCAAAAAAATGTGTAAGCAAGAACAAAAAATCTGGTACACCGCAATGGATGATACCACCCCTTATTCTGGTGAAGTGGAAATCGACACTTCTAAGAAATCTAAAAAAGCCTTTGGTATCGGTCATTGTTGGAAGTGCCACAATGGCAATGGCATCTTCTGGAAAAAAACTTGGAATGGTGTATTCCCCGATACTTGTTGGTCTTGTAATGGAACTGGCAAGGGTAAGGTAAGGCTATACACCCTCAAGCAAGTTCAAGGGCAAATAAAGAGAGCAGAGAAGAACCACATTCTTTATCTCAACAAGGTTGCTCTAGGCAATGAAATCAACGCTCTTAAAAAGATTGCTTACAACTATTCTGAAAAGGGTGTTGCACAAAGAGCAAAAAGATTAGCTTGGAAAAAAGACAAGATACTTACCAAAAACAATTCAGAGTTTGTTGGACAAGTAAAGGACAGGGGTACATTTGACCTCACCCTTACTTTCAGAAAAGGCTTTGATACAGACTTTGGTGTAAGCTTCTTGAACACTCTCAAAGATTCTCAAGGCAACGTCTTTACCTATTGGGGTAATTCTTTTCTTGATGTTGAAGTAGATACCACCATCACAGTAAAGGCTACCATCAAAGACCACAGAGAATATCAAGGTACAAAGCAAACAGTAATCAACAGACCTAAAATCATAGAGGGAGTAAACTAATGAGAAAATCAATTAGAAATCGTTTGAACAATATCGAATTTATCAAAAACAAAGCTTACCTATCAGATGAGTGGTCAAAGAGAGAATTTTTCTTAGACAAAAGTCATAGAGGTTGGTGCATCATAGACAATTTAGATAGTGAAATAATATCACTTGATGAAGAAACTGAATACTCAAGCACTCTTGAGATACTCAACAACCGCTTGAACAAAATGAAAAGAAACAAGGTGGTAGACTTTGACCGAAGGGACAAATTTATGAAACTACCACCACAAAAATATCCTTTCTCTGACCAATGTGGGGGGTACTAATATGAAAATAGCAATTAAACATACAGTAACCTTAGAGGGTCACGAATTAGAGGAATTTGAATGTTTGTATGACCTTGAAAAGAAAGAAGGCGAAACCTTTAGGGAATGGTATATCAGCCGTTTCATAGCTGATGGCGAAGCCTGTTTAAATGAATCAAAAAACAATTTAATAAGTGGGGGTTTATGATGCTAGAACAACCAACAAAAATAGGGAACAAAACGCTTTACAACGTAAGAGTCCTAAACATATCAGTCGCTAAACATTACGGCTTAGTTAAAGAGTATTGTGAGATTGTTTCTCAAGCTAGGGATACCAACAAACAGGATTTAGAGAAGAATGGGGTACAAGCAGAACTTACCCTGTACTTCTCAGTTAAAAAACACCTAGACCAGTTGGTGTTGCAAAAATTAATGAAAAATAAAATACAAAAGTTTGGAGCAGAAAAAAGATGAAAAAAGTATTAGAGATTGTTTTTGATTTAGCGTTTTTGATTATGGTCTTTGGACTAGGTGCTTTTGCACTTATCGCTTTTGGATAGACATAACCAAAAATATAGAATAGGTTTTAAATTGAATTGGAGTTCACATGGAAAAATCAAAACTAATTTTCACTTTATTGTCAGTAGCTATTGTTAGCGGTTGTTCATCCATGCCAATAGTTGACAGTCGAGGGAAATCATCGGCAAATATCAAAGGCGATATGAACCGATTTCACGATGATTATTATACCTGTAAAAGCTTAGTACAAGACCAGACCAGTTACGTTTGGGATAAAAGCAAAGCAGTCTATAATGGTCTAAGGTGGAGAGTGCTATGGCTTTCACCTAAAGCAAATACCAGAAAGGATTTTGTTAATAGGTGTTTAGAGGGTCGTGGCTATAATGTAATCAATAAATAATAAGGAAAATAATATGGGTAATATAATAAGTTCAATAGAAGATAGAACAGAAAATGGAAATCCTAACTATTCCATCGAGTTAATAGATGGACGTAGGTGCTATCTTAGGGGGGTAATTCTAAACCCTATGCCACTTGCGGGAGATGCTATAAATTTTGATGTTATAAATACAAAAACATCAGCTAAAGGAAATCAGTACACGAATATCCAGAATTTAAGTGTAGTACCGAATCCAAATGACCAACAAGCACCCCAGTATTCACCGCAACCCGAATATACCCCCACACAAGCACCACAACCAGTTCCACAGGCTAATAATACCTTCACACCTAAACAGCCTACTGGTGGCTTTAATAAAGGGGATACACAGCGGTTAGATATATTCGTAACTGGTGTTGTTGGTAGGTCTATGGGTTCTGGTCACTTTTCGGTGAATGATATTGAGATGCTTACTAAAAACGCTGTAAGGGCATTTAATGAAAACCTTAAAGAACTATAAGAAGCTCTTTGCCGACTTTTGGGGGTATCATGAAAACGATATCCCCCTTTGTTGGAATTGTCATAAAGAAGTGGCGGTAGATATACACCATTTGATTCCGAAAGGCATGGGTGGAGTCAAAAACAACAGGCTAAACCGCATAGACAATCTTTATGCCTTGTGTCGCAAGTGTCATACGCTAGGACACTCTGACAAGGAACTTAACGAGCAATGGAAAAAAGATTTATTAGAACGTATCGAATGGAAGAAGGAAAACCCGAATGATTGGTGAAAAGTTATGCAAAGAGGTGGTAAATATCGTTGAAAATCGTGGCATGGACTATGGCGATATCAGACAAAATCACGAAGAAATAGCAAAGGGGTGGTCAGTCATTCTAGGAATAGAGGTAAAACCGCATCAAGTGGCGTTGTGTAACGACTGGCAGAAGACAGTAAGACTAAAGGCTAACCCAAAGCATCACGACAGTTACAAAGACAAAATCGGGTATATGATAACCTATGCGGAGTGCATAAAATGAGCGATATTTATTCAATACAATTTGACCCAAATAAAATATCCCATCAACAGGAAGAATTAGGGATGATATTTGCGGATTTAGATACCGCTTGTGAACTAATGAAAAAAGAAGAAAAGATGATTGTGGCAGAACTAACGCTTCAATTTTCACGGCAAAAAATGTATAAAAACATAAAAGAATTAGATGGGTTAATATTCACCCATGACAAGTTTAGGGATTTCACTAATAGATTTAGTGAAACCTTAAAGCGAAGGAATAGAGCCAAAATAAGGTTTGAATCCTTCAAAGCCTTTCGGGATGACCTAAGAACTAAGGTGGTTAACGAGAGGGAAATGGCAAAACATAACTTATAGAAAGGAGTTTACAATGCCAAAATCACAAAGGGAAAATATCCTAGAATATCTAGAAATAGGTAACAAAATCACCCCGCTAGAAGCCTTATATCAGTTTGGCTGTTTTAGATTGAGTGCGGTTATATTCAATTTAAGACAAGAGGGGTTTAATATTATCACTCACAATAAAACTGTGGATGGCAAAACATTTGCTGAATACGAACTTATAAAGGAGAAAAGCAATGGTAACATATGATAATTCAAAGACTTTTCTTGAGTTCGAATTGCAAAGAAAAATTGATAAGCAGAAAGAACGAGGTTTAGCAAAACATTCAAGCGAAATAAGAGTTATGGATAACCTTCTGGATGCTCTTAATGAATATATGATTAAGTTCGGCAGACAAAGTAACGCCCATGATTTATGCTTTGATTTGAAAAAACAGATTGAAGAAAACAAAAAGCACACTCAAAATTATATGGATATGATATGAGGGAGCATTTTGAAAAGTTTGATTTGTTGCCTTTATCTTTCTCACATCTTAATGAGTTCGCTTTTTATCGGGAAAGATGGGCGTTAAGGCGAATATTCGGGTATGAGTTCCCAACAAGTGCATCGGCTGTTAGAGGGCAATCTGTGGAGTCTGGAATCAATATGGTTCTAAATGGATTACCGCTAGAAGAAGCCACAGAAAAGATGGTTGCTGAATTTGATGCAAACTGTTCAAGGATTAATGACCCGAAAACAGAAGATGAAAGAAATAACTTAGTGCCATTATTACAGCTAGGAACTAAGGAATTTGGGAAGTATGCGTATACATGGAATCTATTGACCTATCAAAAGAAGGTAGAATTAGAAATAGAAACCATACCTTTTGTGGGATACACCGATTTTCACTTTGAGGATAAAAAGACCAAAGAGGATTTTTATATTGACTTGAAAACGTCTAAAAGTCTACCGCAAAGGGTCAGTATTTCCCATGCAATGCAACAATCCATCTACCAAAAAGCGACAAATGCGAAGCAAATATTGTGGTATCTGAAGAACCCTACAAAGACAAAAGATGCTGAATTTATTGCTATGTCGTTGGATGATTACTCACAACCTATGAAGATATGTAAGCATATTCTAAATGTTATGGGTAATTATCTAAAAACTGTTAGTACGCCAGATGACGTAAGGAATACTTTAGTTCCAAACCCCGATAACTGGATTTGGAAAGAACCTACAGTATTTCAAGCTAGAAAGGAAGTTTGGGGGTATTAACCAAGAAACCCCTTTAGGTTTACGCTTAGAGGGGTTACAATCAACTAAATTGGAGTTCGATATGATTATTTATGAAAATTCAAAACCAAAAGAAAAACTAAAAGCATGGTATCTATTTACAGAAGATTTCGTAGCGGGAACTGCTCATTTATCCGCAGAATCACTAGGCATTTATATTCGTTTGCTTTGTTTTAACTGGAATAAACGCTGTGCGGGGATACCAAAAGATAAAGAAACTCAATATAGAATTGCTAGTTGTGTAACGAATAGTGAATGTAGTAGCTGTGATAATGTTATAAAAGAATTTTTTATTCTTGTTAATGACCATTATCAAAACGAAAGACAACTACAGGAATATCTTTATATTTCAAGGCGTATGGAAGCGTCTAAAGAAAATGGGAAGCTTGGTGGGAGACCAAAAAAACCTAGCCATAACCTAGACAAAACCCCCCTACCCCATACCCCTACCCCTACCGCTAAACAAACCAAAGTAAGTTATGCACCTTTATTTTTAAAATTTTGGGAAAAGGTAGCTAATAAAGTCAGCAAGGGAACAGCCGAAAAGAATTATATGAAGCTAGAAGACAAATGGATAGAGAAGCCAGAAGAACTAGCTGATATGTATAACAAATATTATAAATCGGTAGAAGATAAGCAATTTGCAAAGCAACCCGCCTTTTGGCTATCCGCTAAGAAGTATGAGGATGAACAACCAAAAGCATTAAGCACAGAAAAGGTTGATTTGTACCCGATAAGACTTAAAGACTATAAAAAGGTCGTACAGGAAAAAATGTCTAGAAATTATGTTTCTCAACAAGCTTTACAACATATTGACGAAGTACAGAGAGCTATAAAAGAGGGCGAGTTTTCCAAAGATGACGCTGAAAAGTATCTTGATTTGCGGGGATGGTTATAATGTTAGAGGTCATAACCTTTACGATGTATCTCATTACTATCACAGATATTGAAACGGCTAATGTTGAAGTTCACCGCCTTGTCTTTGACAACCATGCTGAATGTTTAGCGTTAGCCACAGCCATCAACCAAATTCGTGACCCTATTTCTACTAAAAAGAACTGTAGAAGGGTCATTAACTACTATTGGGATTTGCCGTGATACCTTTTCCAGATAAAAAATATAATATTATTTATGCTGACCCCGCTTGGAGCTATAGAACTTGGAACGCAAAAGGCGGTCACAAGTCAGCGTCAGCACATTATAAAACAATGGATATTGAAGACATAAAAAATCTCCCAGTTCAAACAATTTGTGAAAAGGATTGTGTGCTTTTTATTTGGGTAACGTTTCCTAATTTGGTTGAAGGTATAGAAACCTTAAAAAGTTGGGGATTTACTTATAAAACTTGCGGATTTGTTTGGGTTAAAACGAACAAAAATTTTTCTATCAATCAAACATCTTTTTTGCCACAAGACTCATTTGATAGTTTTTATGGATTGGGATACTGGACAAGAGCAAATTCAGAAATTTGTTTGATTGGAACAAAAGGAAAAATAAGAAGAAAAAGTAATAAAGTACACCAACTAATCTATGACCCAATTAGAGAACATTCAAGGAAGCCAGATTGCACAAGGACGAAAATTGTAAAATTGATGGGTGATTTACCCCGAATAGAATTGTTTGCCAGACAAAAGCATGAGGGTTGGGATTGTTGGGGAAATGAAATTTAAAAACAGGAAAAAATTATGGATAAAGATTACGAAAAAATATTTGCACTCAAGCCTATAGTTCCAGATACAGGACAACGCAACACCAGAGTCTTTAAGAAAGAAACAGTTGAGAAATGGAAAAAACTTGCCAAAAAGCAAAGGGAACAAAATAAAAAAAAATGAAATAGGTCTAATATTGGGG